ATGCAGACTGTTTGATCACTGTGCAGTTTTCGCTGATCGATTTTCAGCTCTAAATTCAAGAACCGTTTCAATATTTCTTTCCTTCAGCATATCAATAACATTTTTATTCATTTGACTATCACTGGTTAATAACTGGTAAACGTCGCTTCTCTCTTTATCAGAGTTTTCTTTAACAGCTGCTTTGCATGCCAAATGCTTATTGAAATTTTCTACATCGCTAGTACAGGAATTTACGGCTGCTGATGAAATATCAGACGCTGAAGAAACACCATCATCCAAACGTTTTATAGCATTTTCTATACATGAGTTAAGGGAATAAACGACAACTGAGCGATACCCTTCAGACGCACACCATTCTAAATTTCTTGAAGGATCGAGTGGTTTTACTTCGCTGGATTGAATTAACTTGTCAAAAACTGACTTATATTCAATCTGTTTTTTATCTATAGCCCATACTTCAGTAGCTGATTTATAATTCCCCGTATGCCTATTAACATCAAATCCATGTTTTATAAGCAAATCTGCCCATGAAAGATTTATTGATTCATTGTTATGAGGCCATTTTCCTGTCAGAACCGCCCCCATAGACCCCATATATCCGCCATATGATGGTATAGCACCATGGCTCAGTAACTTCTCAGCAACCACAGGGCAATTAATTACATAAGAGGCGTAAAGCCCATTCCATAAAGCCCCTCTATAGTAATCGCCACGATTAGGTTCTTTTAAGTCGATAGCCTTTGATAATTGTTCACACGTTTTGCATGCATCAAAGTTATCCTTATTGCATTGCAATGAACTGGCAGCTGTAGGATTTACAGAGACTATTGAAAGCACTATGCCAAAAAACAAATTTATTTTTTTCATCCTATTTCATCTGCTCTTCAACTTTATTTAGTAATGGTGATATCGCCCACAGGTTCTGAAAAGGTAGCATTTTACGGACCGCGTGGGTTTGCTGGCTGTCAAATTCTCCGTTAAGTACACCATTCGCAACCGTCGCGGCATCACCGCCAAGATCAAAGGTAGGACCAAGTAAAGCACCAATAGCATTACGACTCTGAAACCTTGATACCGGAGGCGCACCAAACATCGCGCCAAGACCAAACCTACCACCGCTTATGTTCTCAACGGTATTCAGCGGCTCAGAGAGCCAGCCAAGCATTCCGCCCCGGTCGATCCCCTCTTTCACAAGGTTATTCCAGCTGTAGTCAATATCGCGACCGCTTAACTTCTGTTTCATCATATAGACCATTGAGCCAAGCGCAATCGTGCCAAGCGCACCAAGATAGAATGCAGCATCGCCCTGCTGGATACCAGATACCAGCACCCTGTTATGCTGTGCGAAGATAAACGTTTTGAACTGCGTGATCATCTTCCAGCCTTCTTTACTAAAAAACAGCGGTGTATCACCTACGCCAGGCGTTACAATCACTGAGTCTACATCTTTCAGCACTGCAGACTGGAAAATCTCTCTAGCGAAACGGTCATCCCACAGATGACTATGCCCGGTTAACAGCCCGTCCATATCCTCTCCGTGCTTCCCGAATTGCTCCCCGATTCGACGCAGAACATCTTCATTGATGCCGACCTGTGCCATCTTCCGCATTTCACTTTTGGAGAGCGTGCCACCAGCAGAAACTTGGCGAGCCGCGTCAAGTATCCTCGACTGCACTATCATCCCAGACCATGATTTAAGTGCGCTGTTCCACTGATTCATCAGCGTCCAGTTACCGAATTTCTGCGTCATCCAGTTCAGACCTCGCTCAGCGGCGCTTCTCCGGCTATAGGGGTCAGTAAGATCCGCTATAGCCTTTGTACGCGTAGACAGGACATAATCAAGCCCAACGGCCATTTCTCGCAAATCCCTGGTTGCAATTTTCACTGAGTCCATATTTTTAAGCATGCTTACCATTGGTCCGAGAGATTTTCTCAGGCCATGCTGCATCATCGGTCGCATCAGATCAGTTGCAGCGGAGACAGTCATTCCACCAAGCAAACGGAGGAAGTTAATATTCCTAGCAACTCGCCCGGCACGAACAAAGAAACTGCGTGGATCTTGAGGTGCACCGTAAGTACCAAGCAGTCGATCACGCATAGCCGTAATATCCCTAATATCAGCCTCCCGTTGCTTCTCAAGAACTGCACGTCGTTTAGGTGTTTTAGCCTCTTTTATTAGCCGGGTATATTCCTCACTAACCTGACGGATTTGCTCCCCCATATCTTTACGGCCAAACTGCGCAGTCAGCTCAATTTCTGGTGCCACCTGCCGGAGATAACTTTCCATGATGTAGTTAACATCTGATTCAAGAAAATCTTCTATACGCTCATCAGGAATAAGCAGCGTTCTGCTTTTAGTGAAACCAGCCCGACCAACGAGTCTCTCTGGGATAATATCGGCTGGTACAAGCCCGGAAGGTGCGCCTATTATTTTATTCACGATCTCGTCAGCAGCGTCCTCTGCTTCCTCTCGGGATAGAGGCTCCATCTGCTTCAGTGCTCGTTCGCGGCTTGCATTCAGCCTTGTGGTTGAATTTGCCCGTTTTTGCAGTCGGCGAAGCTCAGAACGATATTTCCGTGGATTATCCAGCAACTCCATATGGCGCTGATAGACAGGAAGCTCACTCTTTGCCTGCGCTATATCATCAAGGCGTGTTTTAAGGTCAGAGCTTTCTTTCATCATTCTTGCCTGAAGTTTTTCTGATGAAGTCTCGGCCAACTCTTTTTCTATTCTTGTAAGACGCGCCTGTGTGTCAGTCTCCTGAGATATAAGCTTATTTCGTTTATCCAGTTCTTCCATGAGTAGAATTTTTTTACCAGACCATTTCTCCGCTTCAGCGATTTCACTAGCGAGAGCATCAGCGCGCGGTGCCGATTCCTCTGCAGTTTTTAGCAATGAATTTATCCTTTCAATTCGCTGACCTGCCTTGTCAGCACCTTTGGCACTAATCCCTTGTATCCAGTTGGCAATTCGCCCTCTGAATTCAGTGCGGTCGGAAAGTATCTTATCGAACTTATAAATGCGGGGAAGATAACTTTTCGCCGTCACGACATCGATATCCTCAGGAAGGATCCCCAGTTCCTGCATACGGGCTTTTGTGATCTCGAAAATGGGGCGGATTCTGGCGGCTGCTTGTGAAACCTCAGGAATATCACTCTGATCACCACGGCGCATGGCCATGCCAACAGCTTCATTGAAATCAATAAAGTTCATCCTCTTCACGCCGCGGGCGCTAACAGATTTGCTGTACTGCTGATAAGCATCACGAGTGGCTTCCATCTGCTTATAAAGCATGGCGTCGTATTGCTTAATCTTAGTCTCGACTGCCGTAAACGTAGCCAACCCCTCATCATTTTTGGCGAAGAAATAGTTATTTTCGGCAAGCTGCTGGTTAATCTGACGGGAGACAAGAGATGGTGATTGCGCCAAGCGGCCAGCAGGAGTGACACTCAACGTTTTGTTAGCAAGTCCAAGTCCAGCGAGCTGTTCCTGATCGAGTGTGGTATTGAAAACCTGAGCTGCACCAATGCTTTGAGGAGAATCCATACCTCGCAAATGATTACCTACTGAGTTAACCACTGCCTCGCGCGCGCTAGGTCCAGCAAGTAGCTGTGCACCAGCACCAAGGATCCCACCAACGAGAGCATCAACAACAACGTTCGATACGCTCTCCATCGGTGAGCGAGCTTCCTGAGTGGCCTGTAATGCGGCTTCTGATACTCCCCCACCAGCAGCATTCGCCAGGGCAAAACGCCCTGCCGTCTCAGCAATACTTCCTCCACGCGCTACCGCCCCTACAGGGATGAACATTGCAGCCACATTAACCGGGTCTATCATTCCCATTGCTAAGCTTGAAATAGTACCAGCACCACCCATTTCAGATAGATATTCTCTATCTGTTCTTTGCTTATCGATTCGATGTTTAATTGCCATTGTTTCTTCATGCGAACCGGAGTTGATAAACGAATCTGCAAAATCTTCATAGCCTTTAATATCTGCTGCATCGTTATCAAATGGGTTATATCCTTCAACCCTGTCAAACTGACTGAAAGGAGCACTGGCAATAAAGCTACCCAGCGTGTTATCTATACGAAATGCTGCTTGTCTAGACCTTTGAACGCGTTGATCACTGGTAAATGGGTTCACAGCAGAAAGCAAAGAAGGTGTTTCCATATAGAAATTACTGTCATCAGGTGCTGCTATTTGCTGAATATCCTCGCCAAGCAACTCTTTAGGATCCTGTTCATATATCGGCATTATTTGCCCCCTGCGTATATATTGCTCGGAAGGTAATTGGCTGAACCATAACCGAATGGTTTGGTCAGATCTGGAGGAGTATATCCATCTTTATTGCTGAACTGCGGCAGCGGATTGCCTTCTCTCCGCACTCTAGCCTCATCAACACGCTGTTGCTGGAACTGAATGGTTTGCCTGTACATTGGAGATGTCAGCTGATCCGGCTTGAAACGAACAGGGAGACCATTTTCTCCAATATAATTTCTCGGTTCTATCGCTCCGTTTGCGTCAGGCTGTAAAACCATAACAGCATAACTCCTATCCCTTGCCGTAAGGCCATCAGAAACAAGTATTAAGTCCGTATCACTGCGAGGACCGCCAAAGGATTTTGATTTAAGCTCGCGTTTTTCCTGCTCCCACTGCCCCTGTATCCAGTTACCAGCACCATTATTTACTCCGTACAATGCCTCAGGTGCATACTTCATAACCTCTGCTTTGCCATTAACCGTAGAAACTCCCCAAGTGGTTCTGATCATGGCATTGGTCATTTTCTCAGCCTGTTCTGCATCGCCACCTGTCTGTACAAAGTTAGCATCGTAAATTGTCTGGTAATCTCGCTGATAGGCCGCATTTGATTTTCCTGGATCGGTAATATCCGGAGACCACGAACCAAAGGAAGTCAGACTGCTGGCGTTATTTTGTGCAGCAGTTGCCCTCGCCGCGACATATTTTTTGTCTCGCATGGCAGTGGAAAGCATCTGTTTCATTCGGTCATCCTGTTGGAACACCTGGCTGTAAGCCATATCAACAGCCTTATCCTCCGGCACGCCAGCGCGGGAATAATCGTAAACCTTGCCGTAAAATGCCATCGTACTTTTATCAAGTGTTGCCGCTGCCGCCGGATTATTATCGAATAACTGACCGTAGAATTTTGCCATCGGGACAACCAGCGCAGGATCTCTTGATGTTGCTCCACTGTTAAGCATTGTTTTAACCTGAGTTGGTATCATGCCGCTTTTAGTTGTGACGGTGACCAGTGTATTGATGCTCTGCGGATCAGATATGGAAAACGAAGGCGCGATATCCTGCGCGAAATAACGGTCTACCGCTGCCTGATTGTTTTTGTCGTTCGGGTCCAGCGGGAAGTTATTTTGCATTGAAGACACGAACCTGTTTCTTCCCTGCTGAATCTCCCACTCCCTATCCATCTCTTTAAATTTGGCCTGCATTTTCTCCCAGCGTTGCTGGTTAGCTGCAAATCCAGGAGCGTTTGGATCCTGTGGACGTAAACGTTCAAGAATGTCTTGTCGTCCTTCTGGAGTGAGGTCTTTAGCGGCACCAATGACACCTCCATATTGTATCTGCGCCTGCATATCCTTCCACTTCATAGCGCCAATGCGCGGACCATTGGCCCGGATAAAATCGTCCTCAGAAGGTAACTGCTCAGGTTTCAATCCTTCATCAAGGGCTGAATATGCATCTTTAACTACGGTGCTAAGCTGGTCCGCATACTGCTGGCGGTACTGATTTCTCAGCTCATTAGCCTGCCTCAATGCCTGTATTTGCATTTGAGGGCTCATAGCATCAAATGCCGCATTGCCCGTATAACGCTTAGGTGAATCAAGGTTAGTTAGACCAAGGGCTGCCGAGATACCAGTTTCAAGCTGTTCGGTGCTATAAGGCATACTGCCATTTTCGTGTTTAATAATCCCAGCACATAAAGCAGCTAGTGTCTTTGGGTTAGAGATATCAAGCTGATCATTCTCCCCAACACCAAGCTCACCACACAATGCCCTAATATAAGCATCAGTATTATTACCATCACTAGCCGGAGCATAACGATTAACAATCTCGCTAACGGTGTCATAGCCTTGACGCTGGTAAGACAACATATTTTTACCCAACGCGCGGATTCCATGCTCAGGGGTAGCAAACGTTGCAAAACGTCCATCGCTACCGATCTGACCTTCCCACGGGTTAGATTTGCTCGCTTCAATATTACCAGGATTATTATTACGTAAACCACGAGCATCCAATGAATTACCATGTGACATTGCACGGCTCACACCGTCAAGATCCCCTGGCTCTCCATTAACCTGAAGAAACTCGTTGTATTTTTGAGCGATATTTCCTATCCATGCTTGCTGCCCCATTTGTTCCTTGAGCTGAGTTTTCTGCTGAACACGCCACTCATCAGGAAGCCCATGCGCATCAGCGTATTGATCAATAGATTCAAATCGCTGCTTGGCTAAATCGACAAATGCTTGGTTATCGCTATATAGCCCCGCAGACTGAGTGACAGCCAATGCATTTCCTGACAAATACGTTTGATCTTGGAATTGCTGAAACTGCCCAACTTCATATCGACGTGCCTGATTGTAATAAGACTGCATAGACTGCTGGAGTTGAAAGGATAATTTATTCCTTTCCTCACTTTCAGGAATTGAGCCTAATAATGCCTGAGCCCTTTCCTGCATATTTTTCATAACAGCGTCACTCTGACCAAGAGCGTTTTTACCCTGTTTAGAAATCAGCCCATTTTCTGGGTTGTTAATCTGGTCATCTGCAAATTGGTTAAATTGCAGTAACGCCTCCTGGGCCATAGCAACATTCGCTTTCTGCCTGGCTTCACCATATGCCACCGCATACTGATCTGCGACATTCGCCAGCACCTGACCTGCTTGAGGAACATCGAAGGTTTGAAAACCACCGGTTTGCACACCACGACTTTGCACCTGGCGTCCGGATGTAGTAGGAACAACAGGCATCAGTAACCTCCTATTTTGAATCGGGAGTCAGAATTCATAAAACCTGAGTTAGATAACATTGGCGTCCCACCACTAGATGTACTTCCTTTAGAGAACGGACTCCACGTCCCACCAAACATCTGGTACGCACCGTATGCCTTCAGAGGCGCAGTGAGCAATGTTGTTGCTGCTCCCACATTCCCCTGTTTACGGGCTGAACTGGCTTCTGCTTTATAGTTGGCAGCCTGAACCTGATAACCGTAAGCCTCGCGTTGCGCGTTATTCACCGTCGTCAGCGAATCAAGAGCGCCGAACTGAGCAGTGTCACCAAATATATCCAGCGCGTTACCTGTAGATAAATCAGCGCCGGTAGCCCCCATTGTCGCCGCCTGTGTACCAAGCCGCTGTCGGGTCTCTCTGCGTCGTTGCTCAGCTTCAGCGTTACCTCTGTTTATTGCATCATTTGCCTGAGCTGTGGCTATATCTGCGTTCGCTTCTGCAACCTTCGAGGCATACTTTCCCTGTTGGTACTGGGTGTATGCCTGAATGCCACTCATGGCGAGCATTGCGCCACCAGCAATAACCGGATCGCACATTATTTTCTCTCCATGTGAAATCTGTGGAAATTAAGACCAAGAGCACCATAAGGCGCGGCTTCTTCAAGCCTGAATCCAAGCCAGTGCAGCCATGCTTTGGCAACATGGTTTCGCTCGTCGACGTAGTTTTCCAGGCGCGGATAAACTGCCAGCATCTGCTGCAATACAGGGCGGCAGTGGCGAAGAAATGTCTTCTGATATTTTTCAATACGGCTGGTTCCTACCAGCCAGGGCGTACCATTGCCACCGATCATTGACGCCGGAGATACGCCAAACATGGTTACCAGTTCTCCGTTCGCAAATCCTGACCAGGCCATAGTCGCAGTACGCAGACCAACACGCAGCGCATCTTCGGTAGTCATCAGTGATACCGCATACAGTTCGTCAATATCAGCCTGACGAACATCCGGCAAAATCATCTGAAGATGCTCTTCGGTTGCGGGAATAATTTGAACATCGATCATCAGAACCCACCAACAGTAAGGCGAGGAATAACGGCAAGAACAGACAGCGGCAACGGATCAAGCTGACGGATTTTTACACGTCCGTTTTTGCCCCAGTTACTGTCCAGTTTCACTTCTACTTTTCCGGTAGCATCATCAACAGGATCATCGTAGAACTCGAATTCACGCTGTGGATATTCGTACCATTTACCGCCGGGCGTAGTCGCCCAGATGCCGCGACTGGCATTCACAACCAGAGTAACGGACGGGATCACCTGTTTTTTGTCCAGCAGCGTTTCCTGTCCGTTAATGTTGATATCCAGTGTTTCGAATTCAGCAGTTATTGGCAGGCCGATGTGCACTACAGCCCCCGGTGATTCCAGCGTGACGGCACCTCCGGAAACCACTTTCTGTGGTTCCACGTTCGCATCAGAGAGAATGTTTACGGTCTGGCCTTCAAGATGAGACAGGCCTCCAAATGTCCGGCGCGCCATCTGCCAGTTCGTGGTGGCCACATTCCTGAGGGATGGCGGGACGTTCCTGTTAGCACGAACCACTACAGCGGTATTGCTGGTTACAGAAATAATGTCGCAACGTAATTCTTTTGACACCTCATCGCCAGTATCAGGATCAGTTCCGGTATAAGGGAACTGTAGTTGCGCGCCGACATCACTACTGGTGAAGTACGCACCACCAGAAACACTGATTGTATATTCCGCGCGGTAATCCCATTCGCCAGAACCACCAGTGATGATCATCGTTCTGTCAGACGTATTTCTTCCATCATAGCTAAGGCCAGAATCAACAAAGAAAGCATCTTCATCGCTGGTAAATAAACGGCTGGACAGTCGCTCGATGTATCTCACTGTTTGCCCGTTAACGGTTCGGTTAACGACGAAATACACCGCATCTTCATTGCCTTCGCTGATACTGCATGTGCTTTCATATTTTCCGGTACTGGATTGTGGTGCCCATGCAAAAACCTGCTGATCACGCAAATAGGTCATCACCAGTAATTTACCGTCATCACGGATGCAGAAGGCGCTGGAGTAAGGGACTATTGAGAAGCACCAGTCAACAATGCTGTGCTTCTGAAAAAGATGATTGGCAAGGATAGTAAGGTCGTTCCCCTGATAGCCGTCAACATCGAATGAGTAGGCCAGATCACGGACAACACTGCCTTTCTCCTGGACGAACAGAGCAATATTCGCCACGGCAATTGGTGGGACATTGCTCGAGCCATTTGATCCCTGAGAGCTGAATGCAAATGATGATGGGGTAAGCACTTTGTTCTGGTCGCCAGTGATGACGTACTCACCTCCGGAAGTCAGCGCCACCAGCGAACCAACATCAATCAGGTGGCGGATCTCATTAACCTGACGCCCGGCATAGGTGTAGATAATTCTGTCGTCATCCTGCGTAGGATTGCTTTTGCCAAAATCCTTATAATCCCCGGTACGGCTGGCCCAGATAGTCTGAGGAAACGCAGTCGATGCGGCGAAGTAAAGACGTTGTTGATAATAAACAACAGTGCCAGGATAACCATTAACACTGTTCCAGGCATATTTAGCCCATTTATAGCTGGCATTATCCTCGCCAACTACCTGCGAAGGGATATAGGAAATCACCTCGGCAGTTGCAGTAGTTCCATTTGCAGCAGAGATACGGGCAATGCCAAAACCACTGTGCAGATACTCCCACTCAATGCCGGTATCATCATCACCGGATCCGCCCCAGCCATCCCATGATGTGCCTTCTGTATGCGAAGGGCGCAAAGTGCCTGTTTTGCCTACTGTAACGGCGCGATAGTAGTTACTGTCTGCACGGCGAATATCGCCAATTGACGTACTCTTACTGGTTTCCCATACCGGCACAGAATCCACTGCAGGCTGTTCCAGATAGAACAATTTGCCTACCTGCTCCGCGCCAAAAATAGAGGCGCTTGCCGTTAACGTAATTGTCCCGGTGCTGGCGCTGGCATAAACCGTCACTGACTCGTCAATATTGATATCTTCAAATGGTCCGTTCTTCGTTACCACATCAACCAGTTGCCAGTTGTCATGCGCATAGCGACGCAACTCTTTCGGCGGGTATGCCGGATGAACAAGCGTAAGCACGTCGGCGCTTTGCGTGAATTTAATTCGGAACAGATCGGCTTCAGTATATGGCGTGGCAATTTCATAAATAACATTGCTGCTGTTCAGCACCAACGCACCATCTTTGATAACGCGCATGTACTGGTGTCCGAACTCCAGAGCATAGGTCTGAACCGTCGAGAACTGGAACGGGATCAGGCGGCATTTCCGATTTGGGTATTTGGCGGCACCGACAAAACGCGTACCTGGTCGATTCTCAACGCCGCCATACTGCCGCACGATAAAGTTATCGCACTTGCGCAATGCCACCTGGTACTTCGCCATGTCAATACGCCCGTACAACGACGGTCCAATCTCACCACCGGCAAAGCTGGGCTGGATCCAACTGATAGCCATCAGGACAACCTCGCAATGGTAAACTCGTCAACCGGTGGCTGTGGTTCCTGTGATTCATTCTGGCTATGCGAGCCAGCACTAAGAATCACGCGATTGTACATATTGAGAGCAAATGTACCGAGATCCGCATTCCCAGTCAGCGCCATGTTAATGGCTGCCGCAAGACGCCAGGCCAGCGCCTCCATAAAAATGGCATCAAACATGTTTACATCTGAAACGCGAGAGACATACTTGAGCCATGCCTGCGGCTGGTCTGTGTAGATCAATTTTCCTGTTCCGTTGGTGTCTGCACCAACTTCGTACTGAACGCGCATTGCTGCTGTTGGATTGCGTACACCAGGAAGCATAATTTCAGTAATGCGCAGACAATCTGACGGGTACTGGTACGCATATTCCCAGTCAGGCGGTGGATTGCTCGTATCTGCAAGCGCCACGCGTTTGGTAGCAAAGTTCCAGTCAAAATCAGAAAGCACAGCATCACGGCAGGCCTCAAAGTGCAGCGAACATTCCCCCGCTTCCTTGCTGGCTTCCGTCAGGCTGTTAATGCTGCGGCTGTTGCCAATATTGGACAGCGCACGATTGCAGATCTCTACTACAGAGGCCATAAGTTTCTATACTCCTGCAATAAAGGGGCCGAAGCCCCTTGTCTGATTCGCGAGGCTTACACGCCCAGTTCTTTACGCTTATCTGCGATCTTCTCGCGTAGCGTTTCGGCTTTGGCGTTATGGTGTGGCTTCTCGTTAAAGAGCAATTCGTACTCTTCACGGAGCTTATCCAGTTCACCATCATCTGACACATCGTTGATGATTTTGGTGCTGGTTGCTGCCATTGACACCTTTCCTGCAACTTTTGCTTTTGCCTGTCTGGCTGCATCGTTAACAGGTTCCAGTGCGCTACCAGGCTCACCTTCGTATTCGATTTCTGCCCCCTCCGGCCACAGAGTGTTATGGATATGAGAGAGGCGCAGAACGCGGTATCTTGGTTTCTCACCTGACATCGATATCACCTTAACCAGTTACTTTTGAGCGGATCGGGTACGGCGTATTGGCATCAACATCCAGACTGATACCCGCAGTGAATTTGCCAGCCGTTAGTGGGCCAGTTGCGACGGAGTAGTTAACACGCAGATATCGCTGAACACCGGCAGGCACCTTTGCAGAAACAACTCGTTTACCTGCTGTCAGGGCGGTCTTTGCCAGTGCGCCACTATCATAAATAGTGGTCCATGAGCTGTTATTCTCACTCGTCTGCAACTGGATGTTTACAGTTGCATCACCGCTTGCCGCGGCGGCTGCGTTAACCAGCGCCCAAAACTCAAGCGGGTAACCCACGCCGATATCACGACGTTTTCCGTCAATTGGACCGAGATCGATTACGTCAGTAGAAGCCGCGGTATTCGTAACCGCCTGAGCTTCGGAGAACATCAACAGTTTGTCGGTGATCATCTTCTTTCTCCATTGGTGGGTCTGTTACGACCCACAGGTTAATAACAGGCGTTACACCACGCGGGCTTCTGTTTCCAGAAGCGCATCAGTTTCACGGATTGGTACACCACGGAATGAAGTCCACCACTCGCCTTCTGTCTCTTTTACGCTGATAGCCAGAGATGTTTTCTCCAGAGACTGCAGATCAAGAGCCTGGCCTACAGTGCGGTTCATGTAGAACACCGGGCGGCCCATGCCACGGTTTGGAATGCGATGTAGTGCTTTAACCATCAACTTCGCAATATTTGCGGCAGAGGATGGTTCTGAAAGATTGCTGACATCGATGTTTGCAATGCGAACAACATAACGCCAGTCACGCAGAGCAAGTCCGTTATCCCATTTGTAATGGGTGCGATAGCCTTCGTACTTGCCGCCATTAGCATCTTCCAGTGTCACCTGGCCTTTATCTTCCATCTGGATACCAGCCTTCTGCCCTTTCGGGAAGATGCCATGCACGGTGTTTTCGCCCCACACCACTAACCAGATTGAGGTGTTATCTGTACCCGTGCCACCAGCATCAATGATGTTCTGAGCATTACCCGCAGACAGGCTGGAATAGCGGGAGGACAGTCCCATAAACTGCTGAGGGTTAACGCTGGAATCACCATAAAACAGCGTCTGCGCCATCTGCTGATTCATCGCTTCAATAAATGCGCGGTCTTCAGACAGGCGGAATTCGGCGGTATTGCCGTTCAGATCAGCCAGTGACTTATCGACTTCAGCATAGGTTTCCAGCATGCCCACGGAATCGGTTACCTGCACTGTGGTTGATTTGCTTGGCTGTACGCCATAGTTCAGCAAACGCCAGGTAGCTGAAGGTAAACCAGAACGAATGGTGGTTCGGTGTCCGGTAGGAAGGTTACCTTCGACAAAAGGCATATCCTGAAGGATCGGGTTAGTTTGACCGAGAAGCTCGATAATCTTATCGACTTTCCCGTTTTGATCGACGCGCTTACCCCAGTCAGCCAGCGTCAGCGCAGTTAAGCCTTTAACAGCCATTGTCATTTCCTCTCTTATTTGCCATAGAGCACTTCGGCCGCACTACGCTGGCCTTCATTACCACCGGTGACCATGCCATCTTCAGACATCGCCTTTCCGATTTTCACGAACGTTTTGACCAGATCAGGGTGATTACCCAGCCCGGTGGTGTTCAGATATTCTTTGAGTTCAGGTGTCCCGAACTGGTCAAGCGCACGCTGTGCGGCGCTAAGGTTAGAAATCAACTTGTCGCCACCGATTTCTTTGTCGGCTTTTACATCCGCAGCCCACTGCTCGGTTGTTTTCTGCCAGGCTTCTGCCTGGCGCTGCTGAACACCTGCCAGAATCTTCGGATAAGCATCAACCAGCCTTTGCGCTTGCTCGTTGGTCAGGTTAAGTTCTCGCGCCACCGGCTCGAATTCCTTCAACGCTTCTGTATCCAGCTCTACGCCTTCGGCAGCCTGAAATTCGTACTTCTCCGGCGCACCCTCTGGTTTATCGCCGTCTTTTTTTTCACCCTGCTTATCGTTTTCAGATTTTTTTTCATCATCAGGTTTATCGACATCAGCAACAGGTTGTGGCTTATCACCTTCCTGTTGTGATGGATCACCAACTGGAGCAGGGTTATCACCTGTAGGCGCTGACGGTTCTGACGCAGCCGGAGCTGCTCCACCATCGACTGGTTGCTCATTGCAAAGACGGCGATACAGCAAACGCTCAAATAAATTCATGATCACTCCTGTTCACTGGCCTCTTTGGCCATCTTCAAATACTGTTCAGGGCAATGCGCCATAACGCGCTGAAACAGTTCCAGCGCCAGATTGCGTTGCCCCTCATTAAATGCCATTGCCATAGCGTCCATCGGTGAGATAGCGGAAAACACACGGCCTTTCTCCAGCACCGACCAGACAACGCGACGCCCCTGTTCACTGCTCATGACAAAGCGAATGTCATCAATTTCACGCTGCGCCATGTCACGTTGCTTACGGGCGTTTTCTTCTTTCAGTTGATCGTCTTCGTAATCTGTCATTGTGATTGCCCACCCTGACCACTAACTGCATTCGCCATAGCTGACAAAACACTCGGATCCGAAGTTTTAGCTTCACTTAGCGTCTTGGCACCCTGTGCCGCCGCCATCCCCATCGCCATCATTTGTTGCTGCTGTTGTTGCTGTGCCCGTTGCTGGCGAGCCTGCTCAACCTGTTCCTGCGGAACAATGACGGTTGGAGACACTCCGGACATATCAGCGAATGCATCGATCGCCTGATCAACGTTGAGTTTGTCGAGAGCTTCTGGTTTCGCTTGCGCAAGTTGACCAATGAAGTTAACCGTGGACGCCAGACTGGACAGGCCGATAGACTTCTGCGCCTGAGCCATGACGGAAATGTATTCGACCTTCAGGGGCATGCCTTCCATCGCGTCAGGCGGTGGCGGCAGCATGTTTTTACGCACCATCATCGAGAAAGAGCGATCAATGAGAGGATTAAGACATTCGTCGTTCAGGCGCTCCAGAACCGGCCCCAACATCAGAAGTTTTTCTTCTTTCATTTCGATCACCGCTTCCACAGGCATCGAGCGGGTATTGATGTTCTGCAACATCATGAACAGATCGACAAAGTAGGCGCTGTTAATGATTTGACGAGTGTCCTGAATGTCTGCCACCAAATCTGCTGTACTGGGGTTAACCAGATAAGCAGGCCTGAAACCATCCTGACCAGTAATCTGATCGATATACGTGATGTCGCCAGGAAGAAGGGAGGCACGCTGATTCTTGAGGGAAGTCGGAGCAACCATCGGCGGATTGGTAGCTTTATCAATCAACTGCGACTTGCGCTTCTGGAGAAGCTGCAATGCCTTAACAGGTCCAAGCGCCAGCATACCCGGGCATGATGATCCATAAACATCTTCGCCGTTAACTTCCCAGCGCGGAGCCATAATTGGAAACTCATCGAATCCGGACTCACGCAACAACTTGTCGTTATCGCCACCAACCTCGTAATAAACCGATTTGAATGGCTTGTTCTTGCTATCCAGCTTCGATGTATCGCGGTCAATGTTCGGGTAAACCGAATGCATCACTTCAATCCACTTCTCGTAGGTGCCGCTTTCCCACATGCTTTTTACGGATTCGCTGACGTTATTTAGCCCGAATTCCTGAACAAGCTGACGAACAGTCATAGAGAACTTGCGAAAACAGGTGTCCACACTGCCACGAGGTGAGTTAGCCAGGTAGTAACTGCCTATCGGGAATGGCATTGTGCGAATGATGTCCTCGTCATCCTCCAGCACTGCCATTGCACCAGTGCTGTATGTGCCGAGGCTTCCGTATAACTGCGGCAGCGACTGATAGAGATTCGACTTATTGAACATATCGTTCATGCGGTTCTGCACCGCCTCAAGCCACAACTTAACAGGGCCATAATCCATCATTTCAGGATCTGGCGTAGCCAGGCGAAACCACGGACGCGCGGGGCTTGTGATGCCTGACATCATGCCGCTGGCGAGAGTGCGCGCCGCCATAGTCCCGGTCGAATCAATAATGCGTGTATTGCGTCGATCGTTACGGTTGACCTCAGAAGTCAGAAAGCGGGAACCACGCGGGTTGATGTAATCACTCAACTCGCGCCAGTGCGGCTCGAACGACTGACGCTCGCTTTCAAGTTGTGCGAACTGTTTGTTCAATCGCTCTTTAGTTGTTTCCGCCATTTCAATGACTCCGGTTACTGACCAAGCAGCGTTTTACCGCTGGTATTAGCGGTTGATGTGTCGCCCTGAGAACCGGTAAGCAGCGTAGAACTACGACCAGCAGCAGCGCGACGGCGACGAGTTTCTTCGTCGCGGGCATCAACAACGGCGGCATCCTGCTCCTGTGGTGCTGCCTGAACTTCTGGTGTTGCAGGCACTGATGGTGAGCTACCCATGCACATATCAATGACTCCGTACGCAATTAAATTACTACCAATTTAACCACATATGATTTATTTATCGTAGATAGTTGACATTTAACGCACAAATTATTACCTTTCAGGTAACCAAAGAGTTCATTCCGGTTACTAACCTGACTGGCTTGTCGTTAAATTGAACAGGTGGAGTGAGCTTTTATTTTGAGCAGTACGGCGTATGGCACATGCGCCGATAGCGGTCTGGATACGTTTAAGGGGCACCCTCCCTGGCTGTGGCAAACGAACCAGGTAGCCGGAATGTGCAAGTCGAGCGGTTTTATTCCGCGCACGGGGATTCACCATCCCGGCGATTCGGTGTGACGCCTCGGAAGAGACGAGGGTACAACGATGAGAGCATTTATGGAGCCGCGACAAAGTGTGGCGCCTTAACAGGCTAAGTGCTCTCAGCGTTGTGGCATTAGCTCAGCTGGACAGAGCAACCGCTTTCTAAGCGGTTGGTCGCAGGTTCGAATCCTGCATGCCACGCCAGAATCACGCCTAAGGACCGTGATGCCAGAAGTTCCAGGGGCTTGGCGGTGATGGTTTCCCTTGAAGGACTATCACCGCCCTTTTTACAGCATGACGCCATTGCGATGGCTTCATGCTGTAAACCAGTACAGCCACGGAAGGCATAACTCATTGCTTCCAGTTCGCCCGATTCGCCGGGCATTTTTTTTAGGTGAGATCATGAAAACAGCCGACATGCTAGCTAAATATCTAAATGAATGGCCGTGCAAATATGTACGCATTGTTCAGGGTGATGACTCAATTTTTTATGGTGTTTTTGCAGGAAATGAAATGCTTTGTGAAGCAATTCCAGGTGAGCGACTTGCCGGGTTAACGCTTAGCGATGACCATGGAATAGGAGTTACTTGCCATGACTGGATTTCAGCGCAGAAAACTGAAATGGAAAAAGGCAATGTGTTTGATATTTCTCGCGCTGTATACGCCAAAGAAAAAAGTGATGATGATTACATGCGCGAAAACTTATACAACATGAAGTTACAATGCCTGGCTGAAGTGCTTAGTAAAAGATCTTTACTTGATGTGGTTGGTGCTGAGCAGGACGCCAAGGCAATCAACGCCGCATTCGATAAAATAACCTTCTAACGCCGTGACATGTCACAAACAGCCAGCCTATGAGCTGGCTTTGTTTTATCCTCACCAGAGGATATCAACGACATTATCCCCACCAGCGGATTAAGCATAGGGATCGTAATCTGTGATGGCCTTGCCTTGCTGGTTCTGCTGACCGGGAATTCGCAGACGCTTAGACACAGGGAACGCAAACGTCAGCAGTAGCGCATCGCCTTTACCCGGTGAACGCCCAAGCCGCTCCTTGATATCTTCCTTCGGTTCGATAACGATTTTACCGTCCACTCGAACTTTGTACTCTGCCGCCGACAGGTCGTCTGCTGTTTCCTGGTCATCCAGCATGCCGCCCAGCCTCAGCCATGTCTTGCATGAATTGAACATCTCCCCACGCTTGTTGAGCATCTGCGGGTCAGTAGACGCGCCACCGAACGGAACAAGTTGCCATGTACGACCCCAGCCGTCACCGATTGACTTCAAACCGGTTCCGTAACCGAAGTCGATGAACACCGCGTCAGCCTGATACTGGTCTTCAAAGTCAGCGATACGCTTCGCCATAATCAGATCGTCGGTAGTCTTGTTGCCAGTCCACAGCACCTTACTGTGTAGCCCCTGCCGCAGGTATATCACAGCGTCATCAACGCCGGAGTATGCCGGGTCAACGCCGATTATCACCGGAGCATGTGCAACCTGCGCAGCGGTTACCACCCGTTTCATTGCCTCGTCAGTAAGACCGGTAGGGATAAACTGCAATTCAGATGCATCAGGGAATATGCCACGCACACGGATTTTAACGAAGTCGCTGTCTTCCCCGTAGTCATCAACCCATTTCTGCAACTGCTGTTTGTTAGTGCCTTCCACCGTCCGGCTGTCAATCTGCGCAGTTTTCCAGCGGTGTTTATATTTGCGGAAACATTCGCGAAAACGCCCGGTGTTACGTGTAGGGTTTCCGAACGCCACCCAAATAATCTCAGTGTCTTCGTCCGTAAGCGCACCCTCGGCAACTTCCCACACCAGATCCGCAATGTTCGACGCTTCATCAAACACCACGATGATGCGTTTGCGCTCGTTGTGTAGTCCGGCGAATGCCTCGGTGTTGTGCTCAGACCAGGGTATTGCGTCAGCCCGCCACCGCTTGTCGTGCCCTAGGTCATTGCTGTACATCGCGGTAGCGGTACAGGTAAACCAGTCTTTCGTGATAGCAAGGTTCGACCACTTGATAATTTCCGGCCAGGTCTTCGTTCGTAGCTGGTTGTCGGTGTTGGCGGTCACCACGACCTTACAATCCTCGCAAGTGGACATGCCCCAGTTGATCAGCATTGAGATGAATGCGGATTTACCAATACCGTGACCAGAAGCGCGTGCCAGCATAAGCGGCTGATAGCGCGTCTCTGGATTCTGCAGGTGATCACGTATCTCTCGGAACGCATCAGCCTGCCACTGACGTGGGCCGGTGGCATGTGCCAGTTCAGTCCCCTCTTCCCCCCATGGGAACGCATAGAGGGCATAGCCAAGCGGATCGTGAGTGAACCCTGCAATATCCTCGATTAACTGCTCTTCAGGAGATAACGCTGTATCTGTCACTGATTGCCATCCTGACGTTCTTTCAGTCTCTTCCTGGCTGCCGCTATGCGATCAGCAATTGTCACATTCACATTAACATCCAGGCGTTCTTTGAATGCGTTGACGTCGACGTGCTTACCAATCAGTTCGAGGTTCTTCACCTTGTCAGGCCATTTAATTTTTTTGAGGATTGTCTCTATCGAATCCTCGTTCATGTTCATGATGGTCGATGACAGATCAAAGCCACTAAGCGTAGTGCGCCAGATTTTCGGCCACTCGCGGATTGGCTTAAGGCTCCCATCGTCGTTGAGGATGTCGATCACGTCCATCTGGTCGATCTCCACCAGGCGCATGAGAACGTAATCAGCACTGACGCGCATTCGTTTGTTGCGCTCTTCCATCAGCTCGGCAATCCGTTTTTGAATGCGTTCATCGCGCATCATGAGACTGGCTTTAACTGCCGCTGTATTTGGGGAGAATCCTGCGTTAATCGCTGCCTGAGTCTGGTTTTCAGGCGTTTTGATGTATGACTGGCAATAAGCCTCCTGCATTGCTGTTAGTGGCTTAAATTGCGTTGATTTGCGTTTATAGGTTTTAGGTTCAGCAGGCATCATAACCACCGTGGTAATAGTTACCGTTGTGGTAATAGTACCATGCAAAATAAAGCCGCCATAGTTGGCGGCAGTATTCAAAACCCATCAAATTCATCATGCATAACCCACTCGTGACATGTCACAATATTAATTTCGTTTCATGCCAGCCTTTAGTCACCCAGCATTGCGAGTCACCATTACACGGGCATGAATTCACAGGAACTCTCTCGCCGCACTTACCGCAACGTTTTCTGCTGATCGATTTTATACGCCCGTGCACGCGCGCATCATCCTGGCGGATCAGTAACGCTATATACTCACCAAATTCGTAAGGCGCACGCCCGGGGCGACGTGTGGCACAGTTACGCTCCAGCATTTCAATTTCCTGAGCATCAAGCACAATCTCCAGCTTACGCACACCAGATGCAGCTTGTCTGGCTCCCTGAGCGGCTTTGCGCTCTGCTGCTGATTTAGCCATTCTGATTTTCCTGCATCATGAGAAATACAATCATGGCGGCGCGGAGAACATTTTCATGCTCATGCTCCCAAATAGGGTTGGCAGAAGCACCGTGCAAACCGCTTTCGTTCCAGTCCCAGAGAATGTTAACTCCGTTATCAGCAATAATCGGCCATGCATCTGCTGGGTTTGCGCATGGGTTAAAGGATCCGCGCTCAACTTCTACTTCAACTGCGTCTCCGTTTACAATGTCTCCCTCAAATGAGATAAACACCATCGCGCCATTCTCACCTTCTTTGTAATCCGGTGATCCGTTATGAATGGCTTCGAATACCGCCGCGTTAATTTCAAAATCACTTAACTGTGAATAGTCCATCACTTCACCTCCTGCGGCGGTTCTGGCAGCGGCATCCAGTACAAGGCGTTCCCTAACCACGATAAAGTGCCGTCGCTCAACTCCACGTATTCCCCTTGTACCTGTCCTGCCATATACTCGCCGTGCTTTGAATAAATTAAAATCCAATCATCTTGAGCGGGCATTCGCTCACTACAGCTTATCCAACCATCCGGAGTTACCGGAACTTGTGGAATGGCTGTCTGCTCTCGAACGTCATTAGGCGCTATAGGTTCTGCTGCCAACTGACTGGCATATTTGTTAATGGTAACGATAAGCTCTTGCTCAGCCTCATCCAGACAATCACCGATACCTCGCCTGTCACCGTCAAAATCATCGAAATCGGCACGAATCCTGGCAACCTTCAGGATTGCGGACAACACCTCACTAGGAATTGCCGGATAGTTGGTTGACGTTTCCGCGATTTCCCGAAAATTATTGGTTGACGAATTCTTGTTTTCCCGAAAGTTTCCGGACTGAAGCATGGCGGCGCGGCAGGCGTTCCAGGCAAATAGTGCGGCTTCTTCCACTGAAGGCGGAGAGTATCGCTCGATAAACGCCTGTGCATTTGACAGCCTCCACTCATGAGGCAATACCGGCGCTGGCGGGGCGATGCGTCCAAGCAACTTATTTACCTCTTTCGCCATCGCGTCATATTTATCTAAATAGCGATTAGCTTCTAAGCAGACTCGGTGCATCTGATCTGAGTTAACTCGTTTAACGGGATCTGCTTCCAGCGATGCCAGTGCAATCCGTGCCAGTTCTTCCGCTTCTTCTGCTGGCAGTACAACGTTGCTACCCGGTCCGTATGTTTCGCGCCACTGCTTGATTGTCAGCAGTCGCCCTTTGGTAATAGTGATCATGCCGCGTTTCCTTCTTTCTTATTAACAATCACACCGTCATATATTTCATTAAGGTGCCCTCTCAACTCCATGCGCCTTAATGCAGATAACATGTAATCGCATTCAACCTGCTTATTCCCGGTAAATGGCTTATCGTCAGGATTACCCCAACAGCAATTACCCCTGGGCCATCCATGTACTTTCCGTACTCTTCCGTTAACAACGTGAAGTAATCCCCAGCCGGGAGGTAAATCCTCAACTGAAATAATTTCCGGCTCACTAATAAAGAATCGCCAGTCGCCCATGCCAAGTGAGGGATTTTTACGGAAACGCTTTTTTCTATCTGCCAACAAGTCAGCACGAGAACACTTCGCCTCTATCAGGCATGATGCTGAATTTCTGAATCCCATAGCATCTGGCTGTTCTCCGGTACTGGTTACAGCAACAAAGCGGTCATGAAAGCAAACCTTGAACCCGTTGCGCTTAAGGAACTTGTACGCAATCTGACAGAGTTCGTGGTGTGTTAACGCCATATCACTCTCCTTTGATGCGAATGTCAGCGACGCGTAATGCGTGTTCTAGGTCAATCAGGTAAAGCCAACTGCCATTTTCTTTAGGTATCATGACTTGTCGCTCATCTGCATTTATGGGGTGTCCATATCGAAGGTCGTAGCGAGTCGGTAATTGAACTTCCCGCGCTTCCAGTTCAGCAATACGCTTGCACCCATCAGAGATAACACCTTCGTAATACTCACGCTGCTCGTTGAGTTTTGATTTTGCTTCCTCAAGCTCAACGCGCAACTTCCCTACCGTTAGCGCAATATCCTCGTTCTCCTGGTCGCGGCGTTTTATGTATTGCTGGTTCCTTTCCCGTTCATCCAGCAGCGCCAAGACGGTAGCCGGATTGGCTGCGGCGATGAATTCAGCATTGGCCTGCTGTTCCATTTGGAAATCTTCATCGAAACCGCTTTCTGGATGCGCTCCTTCAATTCTGCAAATGGGAATATATCCAGCAGCCTCGCGATGAATTAGTGCATCATCACCATCAAATCGGCCCTCTCCATATTCGAGCGACCACACACCACTCGTTGCTTTCTCTGCCTTTTCACGCAGTGCCTGATAGTCAATTGTCATTCTCGCCATCCTTCACAGTTGTAATCACTACAGCCTTCAAAATCATATGGGCTGTACTGCCAGGTTATTTTTCCGCAATGCGGACAATTCCAACGCACCTTCCCGCTTCGCGACTTCTTTCTTCTGTTCTGCTCTTTCAACCAGTCAGGCATGACCAAACCTGCGCCCTGAACCATTGTTCTGCGGTTAAAGTTATTGATATTGAACGTCCGGCGCTTTGCTGCATCAGCAATGGAAAATGGCAACCAAACTATTCCTGGTTCGTTTTTGTTGGCGACGCTAAAGATGGTCGCTTTACTGAAGTCATCTGTTGGCAATCCACCGTGTTGAAGCCAGTAAACATCGTTGCTGTTCCAGCTACCTTTTTTGTAGGCCACATACGCAGTGCAATCTGGCTCAATCAGGTTTTCTGTAGGGATGTACTGGCAATCAACGTGCCACACTGCCATTGTATCCACACTATCGGCACAAACAGGCTGATCTATATCTCGCCCACAATTCCAGGCTTTTTGGGCTTCTTCCAGCGTGTAAACATGAGCGCGATCGATATCAGAACTGTAACCATTGCCGTTATGGCAATGGAATGAAGCGTTATTACCCACAGTTTCACGCGAGCACATCATGTAAAAACGGTTACTCACTGGCTGCCTCCTTTGCGGATCTGCGCTGCGATGCGCGAAAAAAAAGACTCCCGCGTATGACTGTTAAGAGCTGGCGCGAACGCTGCGTTAAGAACGGCAGCATCACAGCCGTCATCGATATAGAGCGCAATTTTTTTCTCCAGGCGCGCTTTGGCTTCCTGCAACTGCATACCCCGGCACGCACGCGGGATATACTCAGCAATTTGAGCGATAGATTTTTCGTTCTGTTTAAACATGCTTCACCTCGATAGGCTTGATGGTGTCGATCAGTAGTCGGCGGCGCGTATTTTCTGCAAAGTGGCGGCGTCCGGTTTCTTTGTGGTAAAACTCGTTTTTGCCGACGACCCACATCCGCTCTGTCTGGTGAAGTTTTTTTACCTGCGGGCCGTCTTTGGTGATCACAATGCCGGTATGGGTTTTTACGATTGTCATGCCACCACCTCTTCGAATTTCAATTCCAATTGATCACCCCAGATTTCACATGACTCTGAACACGAGCCGGTATCGAATCGCCTGGCTTGCACCATCGCCTGATACAAATTTCTGTAGTCGCTGTCGGCATACATTCTGGCAATCCCGTCAAGGCTCAGATGACCACGGTACATAACGTCTTTATTTGTCTTTCGGTGACCATCCCGGACGTGTTTACCTGTAACCAGCTCATTAAAAACTCGCATCAGACCAGGTTCGTCTTTACATGCAAGCCCCAGCTTTTGCGTGGACTTTTTGATGCAGAAAACACAGTTCCCGAGGTGCTCCGGGATTTGCAAATCAAAAGGTTGTTTATGCCACCACCGGATAACATCCGACTTATCAAAATCAGATAGCTCGGCAAGATACCGGACGCCCGATTTCGGTTTCAGCCTACGAGGTTCGTCTGCACGAATACCCAGCCATGTGATGTAATTCCCTCGTCCGAAATGGTCATCGCAGTATTTTGTGAAGGGGGTGAGTTTTAATCTGTCAGTGCAGAACGCGCCGCCGATGTATGGCGTGCCATATTTTTTTACCATGTCCATAAACGGTTTAAGCACCGGCATTCGTGTCTGAATATCCTTTGGTTCCCATTCCGTATAACCATTTGGCTGCCCAAGCTCTGGATTTATATCGACCTGCAACACAGTTAGCGGTATGCCCCAGAACTTCACAACCTCCCGAATAAAGCGGTATGTCAGCGGATGTTCGCAACCGGTATCCATAAAGATGTAGCAGACGTTATTTCCAGTCTTTCTTTGTTCTTCCATCAGGTGAACAAGATATGCAGATGTTCTCCCGCCAGAAAAACTAACTACATGAGTTATGCACATTTGCGTAATTCCGATAACTCGTTAAAACGTTCCATAAACATCCCGTAGGCATGGCCTGGTGACAGTGGAATAACTTTGAACATCTCTGTTGCCGGGATGCCTTCCAGTACAGGCCAGAAAGAGCCATCATCAAGCCCGAGATCGCGGCGTTCGGTTGCCAGCATAATGAGATCGGCATATTTCACTGGCGTGCTCATAACAGGAGGTAACCCGTATTTCTCACGGATTACGGCGTCTATTTTTTCTTCCATCCGTTTATAGTCAGGAAGAAGTCGTTTCAGTGGCGCGGGGATGTCCTGGCAATATGCTTCTGTTGCATCATGCATTAACGCTTCGAAAGCAAACTCCTGCGGTACCAGCTGGCTGCAAAGCACCGCATGTTGGGCGACGCTGTAGAAGTGTGAAAGATGCCCTGCAAAGCGACAGATATTTGAGAGGGAAACTGCGATATCGTTAATCACGATGTCGTCTTTATTTATCTTGTCATAATAAAAATGCTTCCCGGAAAAAGTTTTAATAAATGACATTTTGTTCTCCACGTATATGCGCTGCACCGTGCTGAATTCTGGTAAAAGGAAGCTCTCACCATCCGGTGATTATTGAGTTAATTACGTTTCCATAAATGCCCCCGCAGGGGCATTTGCAGTAATGAAATCAGGCGGTGAAAGTACCAATAAAGGTTTCGACTTTGCTGTCTTTGAATTTCTCAACAAGCAGATCACGAAATTCGTTAGCCATTTCTTCCTGCACCGCTTCCAGCTGAATAATGCGCAGAACCAGTACAGGACGATCGCCAGTGATAATGCTGAGGCGTAATTTAAACGGACGTTCTTTCAGGCCTTCAAACGGAACGCATTTAAATTCAAATGCCACTGGCATAATGTCTTTGGTCTTCGCTTCGACTGACTCCATCAGGGAGCGTTTGCCGCTGAAGTCATTATCTTCAAAATCAGCTGTCTGGTTCGCTTCAATTGTGATTTTACGGATCGCCGCAGCCGCTTTGGTTGCCTGAATGGCGTCACCATTAGCATCAAAGCCCACAAGGTAGTCGGCCCAGTCTTCAATCCATTCTGCCAGTGACTTCTGGGAGTTACGCTCGCCGTTAACAGACAACAGGGCAGAGAACGGTGCTGTCTTTTTCAGTTTGAGAGTGGCGGTGTTATCTGCGTGACCTGGTTCATCGATAGTACCCAGGTTAAGTACACTGACGGCACGCATATTATCGGCGTCGATAAAGCAGCGGGTGCCTTCATCTGCAAGATCTTTAGAATAACGGGTAAAGTCATCGATGCTGGCAGTGGAAAGCGCACCACGGAAACGGAAGCGATTTAAATTAAATTTTTCCAGATCATGAATGCGGAAATTCTCAGGCAATGCCACAGCATCGGCACCAATCTTACTGATAATTTCATTAACACCCTGAGCAGAAATAAGGGCATGGATTTGATTAATTGCGGTTGCGTCTAAGTTCTGAGACATAATAAGTCCTCACTATATTAAGATATTCAGTGATGAGATAAATAATCAGTTAATTAAGAACGATATTAATGACCTGCTGCGCGGAGTTTTCCGTCAGGTTCACCGGCAAGAGTCAGTAATTGTCCCTGGTCTTCCTGCAGAATAGTCAGGCGACCACCGCGATTGACATACATCGGCGTTTCGGTGGTGTCTTCTTCGGAAATTTTCCCGCGGTTAGTCGGACGAACATATGAGAGTTTGTGTTTTATTTTCACACGGTTCTCATCAAACGGTTCGATTTCCAGGTTGAGCGAGACCTTCCCTTTGGTTTTCGTGTTCATCACACCTGAAGCGACTTCACTGAGAACAGCGCCGATTTTGGTTTCAAATACGCCGCCGTCCAGCTCCCCGATAAATGCCTGCACATCAGTACTGCGTTCGCTAGCCATTTTGCTGCTCCTCATCATATCGACCCTGCAAGGTCGGTTGGTTTCTCCACAAAACAGAGAAGAACACCTGCGGTGGCAGCCGCCCGGGTGGATTGGGTTATGAGCCCGTCGTCCGGTGATGCTCTTCTCTGTTTTGTAAAAAGAGCGGTACCAGCCGGAAGCAAGTGTACAAACTGGTACCGCCAAAGCAGTGGCTGTTGTGGTGGGCTTGTCACTTAAGCGTATGGTCAACCTGACAACCCGGTGTCCTCAACGGGGAAGGAATAACCCCGCCATACTTACCGCCGCGCCATTTCGCGGATTACCACAACGCTGAGAGCACTTAGCCAGTTACGGCACCATACTTTGTCGCGGTTCCATAAATGCCCTCATCGTTGCACCCTGGTCTCTTCCCAGGCGTCAAACCGAATCGCCACGCTGGTTAGGCGTCTTATCAGCATCATCATTGACTTGCACATTCCGGCTACCTGGTTTGTTTGCCCGAGCAAGGAGTGGATTGTCCCCTTTAACGTCACCAGACCGCTAACGACGCATGTGCCATACGCCGTGTTACAACCAAATTTTGTTTGAATCTTGCCTGCCTCATGTTTCTTTTGGATACATTATGTATCTCATGGGTACATTGTCAAGTATAAAAAAACCTGCCGAAGCAGGTTCATAAATATTGATTAGGCCTTTATTGTGTATCTTCTTGGTTTTCCCGAGAAAATCACTGTACCAATTATAGAGCAATTACCGTTAATCTTAATGTAAGGCTCAGGCCAGTTTGGGTTTAATGCTTTGAGATAACGCTGTGTTCCATCTTCTATCAATCGCTTGAAGGTGGTTTCGCCTGTATCGTGCATCAATGCAATAACGTCGTCACCGTGGCAGGCAGGGACTTCGGGATCAACAAAAATCATGTCTCCAGGGCGGTACTCATCAATCATTGAATCACCAATCACCCGCAAGATATAAGTCATTTCGCCACAGGGTACAGGGCAGGGATAAGTTTCTGCTGTGCTCAAATCAACCTCAGAATAGCCAACTTCTTTCCATGCTCCGGCCTGTACCCATGATATGACAGGGACTAACGTTATTTGTTTGTTAGTGATTGAAACATCAGGTTTTTTTGTGATGTTCGTTGTCTGGTGTTCTTGATCAAGCCATCCGACAGGCAGGTCGAAACATTTTTCGATGTGCCGTGCCATGCTGTCACCGATATTTTTAGTAGCGCCATCCCCCATAAACCTGCTGGTTTGGGTTGGCTCGCGATCAATCATGGTGGCAAAGGATGAATTTCCGCCAACACCATCTCTCAGTTTTCTGGCGTTAGACCGCCGGATGTCATGGATTGTTTTCATAACGAAATTAAAACCTTTGTACCGATAAGGTACAAGTATCTTGAAGGTTCATTTCAATCATGTAATATGTATACTGGAGGTACATATTGTATGAAAGCGTATTGGGACTCTTTAACCAAAGAACAGCAGGGCGAGTTGGCCGGAAAAGTTGGCTCAACACCTGGCTACTTACGGCTGGTTTTCAATGGTTATAAAAAAGCCAGTTTTGTGCTGGCGAAAAAACTTGAGCAATGCACGTCAGGTGCAATTACGAAATCTGACTTAAGACCGGATATCTATCCGAAAGATTAACAGAACACCTTCAATTTTTAACCACAGAACGATGAGGCTAACCGTGGGTAAGTATCACTGGAAAGTAGAAAAACAGCCTGAGTGGTACGTGAAAGCTGTCAGAAAAACTATCGCAGCGTTGCCGGGTGGTTACGCTGAAGCAGCTGACTGGCTGGATGTAACAGAGAACGCATTATTTAACCGCCTTCGTGCCGATGGCGATCAGATTTTCCCGCTGGGATGGGCAATGGTTTTACAGCGCGCGGCTGGCACTCACTACATTGCGGATGCTGTCGCACAGTCTGCTGGTGGGGTGTTCGTATCGCTTCCTGAAATTGAGGAAGTAGAGAACGCCGATATAAACCAGCGCCTGCTGGAAGTCATCGAACAGATCGGGAATTACTCAAAGCAGATTCGTTCGGCAATCGAAGATGGGGTCGTGGAGCCACACGAGCAGACAGCAATTAATGATGAGTTGTATCTGTCAATTTCGAAGCTCCAGGAGCATGCAGCACTGGTCTACAAAATCTTTTGCGCTCCAGAAAAGAGTGACGCCCGCGAGTGTGCAGCTCCGGGCGTCGTGGCGTTTTGTGTCTGTGGAGAAACTAACGCATGAACAGTTTAACGGCAAATAACCGTTTGTCGCAACAGCTGGTGGTCAGTGTCGCTGAACACCTGTTGTTACGGCATGAATGCAGATTACCAAATCACCTGGCTGTAAGTAACCACAGAGAACTTTACCTGACTGTGGGGGGCGAGTTGTGCAGGAAATTAACCGCTGGTTTCGTGACGGAAGAGGGCTTTATGTCCATGTTATTCGTTGGGAGCCAGAAACACAGCGCGTTATCTATCTTCGCAAAGACTACCCGCATGAGTGCTTTAGTCCTTTGTGGAAATTCAGGCGTGATTTTGTTGAGTGTGAAGGACCACCAGCACATTGATTCTGCCATTCCGGGACGTTACACTGTTCAGGCACCTTATAAAGCGGGTGCCGGGATTGGCGTCCTGGAGAAGGCTACCGCGTACAACCGCGTAGATGCGGTTTTTTTGTACGCATTATTTTGTCACGCCCAAATTATGGTGGGGCGTACAGGGGCATCGCAAGATGCGCCGGTAAGGGTAGCCGCCGGTAACGCCAACTCTGTACGTCTCACCACCTCTATGATTGGCGTCTTATGTGGTGAGTTTTTTAAGCTTGCTACCGAGGCTGCCATTATGGCTACGATCCCAACCTTTGTTCACCCTGAAATCACGATCATCAATGGTCGTGCTGTCACTACATCTCTTGCAGTTGCTAACTACTTTACTAAACGGCATGAGCGGGTTTTAGATAGAATTCGAAACCTTGAATGCTCCGCTGAATTTGCTGAACACAATTTTGTGTTAAGTGGTTATATCGACGCTTCAGGCCGCAAACTACCTTGCTATCAAATAACCCGCGATGGCTTTGCGTTTCTTGCTATGGGTTTCACGGGTAAACGTGCTGCCCAGTTCAAAGAGGCATACATCAATGCCTTTAACCAGATGGAGAAACAGCTTTCAAAGCCCTCTGTACCGAGCGACGTTGCACATAACGCCAGCGTTCTCTATTCCTACATTTCATCAATTCATCAGGTCTGGTTGCAGCAGCTTTATCCCATGCTGGAAAAAGCTGAATCACCGCTGGCTGTAAGTCTGTATGACCGAATTAACGATGCGGCATTTCTTGCCCGTCTTATTCATTCGTCGCTGAACTCTTCAGAGGTAAGGGGGCGCAAATGATCCGGAATATTTTCAAACGTTTTACCAATCAGACTTTCCGTTGTCCTCGTCCGGGTCAGTGGTACACCACGCCTGCAGGGCATGTTCTACGTGTTAGCCTGGTTGACCGTGAATGTCAGAAGGTGGTTTGTGAACCGCTGGGCCGTAATTACCGCGTCAGTATGCCGCTTATAGCCTTTCGCTCCGGAAAAAACATGAAGCATCTCGGAGGTGCGGCATGAGCCTGTTAATGACATCCCAGCCCATTGTGATAAATCGTGATCTTGCATGCCGTATTGGTCTGAATGAGGCAATTGTGTTGCAGCAGCTTCATTACTGGCTGAATGAAACGAATTCAGGCACTGAGCATGGCGGAATTCGCTGGGTTTATAACACGACAGAACAGTGGCTGGAGCAGTTTCCGTTCTGGTCAGAGTCCACTCTGAAACGCACATTTGCAAGCCTGAAATCACTTGGGGTTTTGCGTCGCGAGCAACTCAATAAATCGAAGCGTGACATGACCAACTTCTACACGATCAACTATGAAAGTGAGCTTTTAGAAGAGGTCAAAGTGAACGAATCCATCAGGTCAAAATGCACTTCTCCATCGGGTCAAAGTGACCTGATGGATGGGCGCAAAATGACACGATCCATTGGTTCAAAACGACACGCTGTCATCGGGTCAAAATGGCCCAATGATCTTACAGAGAATACAACAGAGATTACTACAGAGAATAAAACCTCTTCTCGTCCGGACGCTTCGCAACCGGACACGCAAACGGCTGAACAGGAGTTTTTAACTCGCCATCCTGATGCGGTTGTATTCAGCCCTAAAAAGCGCCAGTGGGGAACGCAGGATGATTTGACCTGCGCACAGTGGCTCTGGAAAAAAATCATCGCCCTGTACGAGCAGGCCGCCGAATGTGACGGCGAGGTGGTTCGTCCCAAAGAACCGAACTGGACAGCATGGGCAAACGAAATTCGCCTGATGTGTGTGCAGGATGGTCGTACTCACAAACAAATCTGCGAGATGTACAGCCGCGTCAGCCGTGATCCGTTCTGGTGCCGTAACGTGCTCAGCCCGTCGAAGTTGCGGGAAAAATGGGATGAGCTTTCCCTGCGCTTATCGCCGTCCGTCAGCACGCACACAGAAAAACGTGAAGACCCGTACTTCAAAGCCAGTTACGACAACGTGGACTACAGCCAGATCCCGGTAGGATTCAGGGGGTGATCATGAGTCTTTTGAATGAAGTTCAGAAATTCATTGAAGCCCATCCGGGGTGTACTTCCGGAGACATTGCGGATGCTTTTGCTGGTTACTCACGGCAGCGCGTTCTGCAGTCAGCAAGCAAGTTACGTCAGAGTGGGCGTGTGGCTCACCGTTGTGAAGGAGATACACGCAGACATTTCCCACGCCTGACTGAGAGAGCGCAGGAGCCGGAACCACAACCAGTTCGTGAAACCAGACCTGTGCGCAATTTCTATGTCGGCACTAACGATCCCCGGGTGATTTTGTGCCTGACCCGCCAGGCTGAAGAACTGGAGTCAAGGGGCTTATACCGTCGTGCTGCAACCGTGTGGATGGCGGCATTCCGTGAAAGCCACTCCCAGCCAGAACGAAACAATTTTCTGGCGCGTCGTGAGCGGTGCTTACGGAAAAGCAGCAAGCGAGCTGTATCGGGTGATGAGTGGTATCTGTCAGGGAATTACGTGGGGGCTTAATGAGTAATAAATATTGCCAGGAGCTGGTGGAACTGCGGAACAAACCAGCCCATGAACTGAAGGAAGTGGGTGATCAGTGGTGCACGCCGGACAACATTTTCTGGGGAATTAACACCCTGTTTGGCCCGTTTGTTCTGGATCTGTTCACTGACGGTGATAACGCCAAATGTGCCGCGTATTACACGGCGGAAGACAACGCGCTGGCGCATGACTGGTCAGAACGCCTTGCGGGGCTTAAAGGTGCTGCCTTTGGTAATCCTCCATACAGCCGCGCCAGTCAACATGATGGGCAATACATCACCGGCATGCGTTACATCATGAAACATGCCAGTGCCATGCGTGATAAGGGCGGGCGCTATGTTTTCCTGATCAAAGCTGCCACCAGCGAAGTGTGGTGGCCGGAATATGCAGATCATATTGCTTTTATTCGTGGGCGTATTGGTTTTGAACTGCCTGTCTGGTTTATCCCGAAAGACGAGAAGCAGGTACCGACAGGAGCTTTTTTCGCTGGTGCTATTGCTGTTTTTGACAAGACCTGGAAGGGACCGGCAATCAGCTACATCGGGCGCGATGAACTTGAGGCATGTGGTGAGGCGTTTCTGGCGCAGGTTCGCCAGCAGGCGGAAAAACTGGTCAGGGAGATGGCGGCATGACGACGTTAACTCAATGCCAGCAGCAGGTGCTGGATATGCTGATTTCTTATCAGAAAGAACGTGGCTTCCCGCCAACCAATCAGGAGGTGGCAACCATGCTGGGATACCGTTCAGTGAATACAGCGGTGGAGCATCTTCGCGCACTGGAGAAAAAAGGCGTCATCACGATAAAGCGTGGCGTGGCCCGGGGGATCACGCTTCATACCGCGGTGAAGGACGACGACAGCGAGGCGGTCGGGATTATCCGCGCACTGCTTGCCGGTGAGGAAAACGCCAGGCTGCGTGCAGCCTACTGGTTACATGAGAGGGGCCTGAAAGTATGAAGCTGATTCTGCCTTTTCCGCCCAGCGTGAACACGTACTGGCGACACCCCAACAAAGGGGCGTTTGCAGGTAAGAGCCTGATAAGCGCGGCGGGGCGCAAATTCCAGAGCGCGGCGTGCGCAGCAATAGTTGAGCAGTTACGTCGTCTGCCAAAACCAACGTCGGCACCTGCTTCAGTGGAGATCGTGTTGTTTCCTCCGGATAACCGGATCCGCGATCTGGACAACTATAACAAGGCGCTGTTTGACGCCCTGACCCACGCGGGTGTGTGGGAAGACGACAGCCAGGTGAAAAGAATGCTGGTGGAGTGGGGACCGGTTATCCCGGAAGGGAAGGTCGAGATCACTATCAGTAAGTACGAGAAAACGGCGGGTGCAGCCGCCTGATCAAGAGGAGAAACGAAGTATGAATAATCTGATGGTCATTGATGGTATTGAAGTTCGTCGTGATGCTTATGGGCGTTACAGCCTGAACGATCTGCATAGGGCTGCTGGTTCTCTGGATAAGCATAAGCCTGCATTCTGGCTCCGCAATGAGCAAACTGAGCGTTTAATAAGCGAGTTGCAGATTTGCAACTCGGTCAATATAGAGCCAGTTAACGTTATTCGTGGCGGAAATAACCAGGGGACGTATGTCTGCAAAGAACTGGTGTATGCCTATGCAATGTGGATCAGCCCGTCATTCCATCTGAAGGTGATCCGTACTTTCGACATGGTAACCAGCGCACCGGAAAAATTATCCGGACAGGCTGCTGACAAGATGCAGGCTGGCGTGATCCTGCTGGACTTTATGCGCCGGGAATTAAATCTGTCTAACTCATCAGTGCTTGGAGCCTGTCAGAAGCTTCAGGAGGCTGTTGGCTTACCGAATCTGGCACCGCGCTATGCCATTGATGCTCCTGCTGACGCGCCTGATGGCTCAAGTCGCCCCACGCTGTCGCTGAGTGCACTGCTGAAGCAGTATGGTATCCGCCTGACGGCTAATCAGGCATATCACCAGATGGTGAAGCTGGGGATCGTTGAACAACGCGAACGATACAGCCGTACCGCGATTAACAACATCAAAAAATTCTGGTCGCTGACCGCGAAAGGCTGCATGTTCGGCAAGAACATCACCAGTCCTGCAAATCCGCGCGAGACGCAGCCGCATTTCTTCGAATCCCGATTTCCTGAGCTGTTAAAGCTGCTCGATACCGTTCATTGAGGTGACTGTGAGAGCACTACTGACCCCTGAAATTGCCCCGCGTATGGGGATCGTATTGTTCAGGCCAGGTTCAGAGCTGATGCCCCTGTTTATGCAGGGGCGTGTCCTGCTGGAGCCTGAGCCGGAGCGTTATTCATCTTTCGCCAGTGGTGCCGTTCCGGCGGCATCACAACCGCTGGCGGATGATCCTGCCGTTCGGGCCGT